TTGCGAGTCGGGGCCGGGGCGGGGACGCCTTTCGGCCCCTTGTTGTGTCTGGAGGAGGTGAGCGTGGAGGAAGTCGTTCCACAGACGGAGGACGCACCGGCCAAGCGCGCGGGAATATCAGCTGGCTTCAACAAGGTCAGGCGGCGGGTGTTCCTGGAGGTGCTGGCCGCGACCTGCAACGTCGCGGAGGCCTGCCGAAGCGCTGGCGTGGGCCGCCACCATGTAAAGCCCATGCGTGAAAGCGACGGCGAGTTCGCGCGGCTGTTCGATGCGGCGATGACGCAGGGCCGTGAGTGGCTGAAAGAGGATGTGCTGGCCCATGCGCTAGGGCCGATCGGCAAAGGTGAGAGCGCGTTTCAACCATCGGTGGCGTTCAAGGTCTTGAGCGTGCGCGACGGCGGCGATGGTCGCGGCGGCCGCACGCTGGCTCGGGCGGCAACGCAGGAGCAGGTCGATGCGGCGCTGTTGAAGCGGCTGGACGCCTTGGCGCGACGGGCGGTGGACCAGTGACGAGCGACGCGGACGAAGCCCCCGCCGCGAGACCATCGATCATCGCCAGGCTGGTGGCGCTGTCGGACGTCGACCGGGAGCGGGCGGTCATGGGCCTGTCACCGGACGAGCGGCGCACGTTTCTGGAGACGTGGCATTATTGGGCGCACAAGGGGCAGATCGCGCCGCCGGGTGACTGGCGCGTATGGCTGATCCGGGCGGGTCGCGGGTTCGGGAAGACACGCGCCGGCGCCGAATGGGTCAGCGACTTCGCCCGCGGGCATCCCGGCGCGCGGATCGCGCTGGTCGGGCACACGGTGGCCGAGGTGATCGGCGTGATGATCAAGGGCACGGCGGGCCTGCAGGCGTGCGCGCGTCACGACGAACCGATCCGGTGGGAGGCGACCAGCCTGCGGGTGACGTTCGCGTCCGGCGCGAGCGCCACGGTTTTCTCGGCCGAAGCGCCCGAGCGGCTGCGCGGGTTCGAACATGACGCGGCCTGGTGCGACGAGCTGGCCAAATGGCGGCACGGGCAGCCGACCTGGGATAACCTGATGATGGGATTGCGATGCGGGGAGCGGCCCAGGGTGGTGGTGACGACCACGCCTCGCCCGACGCCGTTGTTGCGCAAGGTGATGGCGATGGACGGGTTCAAGGAAACGCGCGGGGCGACGCGCGACAACCCGCATCTGCCCCCGGTCGTGGTGCGCGAACTGGACGCGCAATATGGCGGCACGCGGCTGGGGCGGCAGGAGCTGGACGGCGAGCTGATCGACGATCTGGATCAGGCGCTGTGGACGCGCGCGCGGATCGAGGCATGCCGGGCGACCGCGATGCCGGCGGTGCGGCGGGTGGTGATCGGAGTCGATCCGCCGAGCGGCGGCGGCACGTGCGGGATCGTCGCGGTGGCGCTGGCGAGCGACGGGCTGGCCTATGTTCTGGAGGACGCCAGCGTTTCGGCGGTGTCGCCCGACCGCTGGGCCGATGCGGTCGCGGCCTGCGCGGCGCGGCACGCGGCGGACCGTGTGGTGGCCGAGCGCAATCAGGGCGGCGAGATGGTGCGCAGTGTGCTGCGTGCCGCCGACGAAGCGTTGCCGGTGGCGATGGTGCAGGCCGCGCAGTCCAAGGTGGCGCGCGCGGAGCCGGTATCGGCGCTGTATGAGCGCGACCGGGTGCGGCATCTGGGGCGGTTCCCCGCGCTGGAGGACGAGCTGTGTGGGCTGGTTCTGGGCGGTGCGTATCGGGGGCCGGGGGGTTCGCCGGACCGGGCGGACGCGCTGGTGTGGGCGCTGCACGCGCTGATGCTGGGGCGGGCGCAGGGGGCCGTGGGGGTGCGAACGGTTTGAGGGTGATCACCTAATCCTCCTCGGGACGGGGAGGTGGCGCGAGGCGACGAAGGGGGGGCTGGTTCGCGGTGGCTGCGGCCGGCGCGGTCGTGGGCCCCCTCCACCACCGGCTGAAGAAGCCGGCGGTCCCCAGCGTCGGGTCGGCCATGCCCCCGGCATGGCCTTGGATTGCCGGGGGCAATCCAACCCGACGCTCCGTGCCGGGGAGGATTGAAGCAGGAGAAACGAGCATGAAGCTGTTTGGGTGGAAGCCTGGGCGCGAGGGCGCGCGGCCGGGGTTGTCGCGTTATGGCGTGGGCGTGGCCGCGGTGGGGGAATGGCCGCGGTCTTATGAGGCACAGGTGCGCGAGGCGTATCTCGGCAATGCGGTCGCGCAGCGGGCGGTGCGGCTCGTGGCGGATGGCGTCGGCGAGGCGGTGCTGCTGGGGAGCGAGCGGGCGCGGGCGTTCGCTGGGGCGCGGACGAACGGGCAGGCATTGCTGGCGACGGTTGCGGCGCAACTGCTTCTGCACGGCAATGCGTATCTGCAGGTGCTGCGTGGCACGGACGGGGAGGCGGCCGAGCTGTTCGCGCTGCGCCCCGAGCGCGTGACGCTGGAGCTGGACGCGGGCGGGTGGCCGGCGGCGTATCTGTACCGGGTGGGGGAGCGGGTGACGCGGTTGGCCGCCGACCCGGTGCGGCCCGAGCTGATCCATGTGCGCAGCTTCCACCCGCTCGACGACCATCACGGGCTGGGGTGCCTGGGCGCGGCGGCGGGAGCGGTGGCGATCCACAATGCGGCGACGCGCTGGCACAAGGCGCTGCTGGACAATGCGGCGCGGCCTTCGGGCGCTTTGGTCTATGATCCGGGGGACGGATCGGCGTTGTCGAGCGACCAGTTCGACCGGCTGAAGGCGGAGATGGAGGCCGGGTTTACCGGCGCGGCCAATGCCGGGCGGCCGATGCTGCTGGAGGGTGGGTTGAAGTGGCAGGCGATGTCGCTGAGCCCCGCCGACATGGACTTCGTCGGGTGCAAGGCAGCCGCCGCCCGCGAGATCGCGTTGGCATTCGGGGTCCCGCCGATGCTGCTCGGGCTGCCCGGCGATGCGACCTATGCCAATTACCGCGAGGCGAACCGGGCGCTGTGGCGGCTCGCGGTGCTGCCAATGGCGGACGCGATCCTGGCACCGCTGAACCAAGGGCTGTCCGGGTGGATGGACGCCCCGGGGCTGGCGGTGGACATGAACAAGGTGCCCGCATTGGCCGAGGACCGCGAGCGGCTGTGGCGATCGGTGAGCGCGGCGGACTTCCTGAGCCTCGACGAGAAGCGCGCGCTGGTGGGTGTGGCATGAGCGGGGGCGCGGTGCTGGCGCAGTTGATGGCGCAGGCGAGCGCGGGCGGGGCCGATCTGGTGACGCTGCGCGCGATCGCGGAAGAAGCGGGCGAGCTGGGCGCGACGCGGGCGCTCACCAAGCTGGGGCTGACCGACGAGGCGGCAGGCGCGGACATCAAGGAGCTGCGCGCGCTGATCGCGGGGTGGCGCGAGGCGAAGCGGTCGGCGTGGCGCGCGGCATTGGGGTGGATCGTGCGGTTCGTGCTGGCACTGGCGCTGGCGGGGGTCGCGGTGAAGTTGGGGGAGGACGGGCCGTGAGGATGGCGGGGTACGCCGCCGTCTTTGCGGTGCGCGACCGGGCGGGCGACGTGATCGCGCCCGGAGCCTTTGGACACGTGGAGCCGGTGCCGTTGCTGCACGGGCATCGCGGCGGCGCGGTCGGGCGGATCGACGCGATCGGCGAGGATGCGCGCGGCCTGCGGATCGAGGCGGTGGTCGAGGATGCCGGCGTCGCGGCTCTGGTGCGCGGCGGGGCCTTGCGCGGGCTGTCGGTCGGATACCGGCCGGTGCTGGTGGAGCAGGGCGCGCGGCGGGTGCTGCGGCGCGTGACGCTGATCGAGGTGAGCCTGGTGGCGGTGCCGATGCAGGCGCTGGCCCGGGTCGACGAGGTTTTCAACGAGGAGCAATACGCATGAGCGACGTAATGGAACGCCCCGCGCTGACGGGAGCCGCCGTGGCGGCGGACACAGGCTTTGCCGCATTCGTGCGGACAGGCGCGACCGTGGAGATGAAGGCGTTCACGGGGGTGAGCGGGGATGCGGGCGGCTATGCCGTGCCACGTGAAATCGATGCGGCAATCGACCGCGTGCTGACCGGCCTGTCGCCGATCCGCGGCATCGCGCAGGTCGTGCGGGTAGGATCGGCGGGGTATCGCAAGCTGATCACCACCGGCGGCACGCCGTCGGGCTGGGCTGGGGAGACGCAAGGACGGCCGGAGACCGCGACACCGGTCTTCCACGAGCTGAGCCCGCCGATGGGCGAGCTCTACGCCAACCCCAGCGCCAGCCAGGCGATGCTGGACGATGCCGCGTTCGATGTGGATGCGTGGCTGGCGAGCGAGATCGCGGCCGAGTTCGCGCGCGCCGAAGGGGCGGCGTTCGTGGGCGGCAATGGGGTCAACCGGCCGCGCGGGTTCCTGTCGGCGCCGACATCGGCGGCGGGCGACGCGACGCGCGCGTTCGGGACGATCCAGTATCTGCCGACCGGGGCCGCAGGCGATTTCGGCGCGCGGCCCGACGAGCTGCTGATCGACCTGGTCCAAGCCTTGCGCGCGCCATACCGTCAGGGCGCGTGCTTCGTGATGAGTGCGGGTGTGCTGGCGCGGGTGCGCAAGCTGAAGACCGCGGATGGCGCGTTCCTGTGGCAGCCGAGCCTGGCGAATGGGCAGCCGGCGACGCTGCTGGGGTATCCGGTGGTCGAGGCCGAGGACATGCCCGACGTCGCGGCGAACAGCCTGAGCATCGCGTTCGGCAACTTCAGGCTGGGGTATCTGATCACCGAACGCAGCGACACCGCGATCCTGCGCGATCCGTACACCAACAAGCCGTTCGTCAGCTTCTACGCGACCAAGCGCGTGGGCGGGAGCGTGAGCAATGCCGAGGCGATCAAGCTGGTGAAGTTCGCCGCGAGCTGAAGCCGGCTGGCCGGGCGGATGTCGCCCGGCCTGAGCCCCGCGTTCGTCACCCCGGGCTCGACCCGGGATCCCGCTTTGTACGGCGGGAGAAGGGTAGCGGGACCCCGGGTCGAGCCCGGGGTGACGAGTAGAGCATAAGGAGCCCTGACATGAACGAGGACGATGTGCCTGTCGCGGCGATCGCGGCGGCGGGGGCGGCGGCGCGCGCGCTGATGCGGATGGACGCGAGTGCGGAAAAGGCGGTGGTGGACGCGCTGGCGGGGACCGCGATCCGCACCGCCGAGCGGTTCTGCGGGCGGGTGCTGGTGGACGAGGGGTGGGAGGGCGTGCCGCCACCGGTGCGCCACGGCGTCGCGATGCTGATCCAGCACCTGTTCGAGGATCGCGAGGGCGCGCGGATGCCGCCGGCGGCGGTCGCGGCCCTGTGGCGGCCGTACCGCGTGGTGAGGCTGTCATGAGCGCGGCGCAGGCGCTGCAGGTGGCGGTGCAGGGTGCGCTGGGCGATCTGGGCTGCACCGTGTTCGACGCGCCGCCGGTGCGCGGGAGCTTTCCGCATGCGGTAATCGAGGAGCCCGCCTTGCGCGAATGGTCCACCAAGAGCTGGGAAGGGCGGCAGGGGCGCGTGGCGGTGATGTTGCACGACGCGGGCGAGCGGCCGGTGCGGTTGCGCGCGCTGGCGGCGGCGGCGGAGCTGCGGCTGGCGGCGATGCTGCCCGATCTGGGCGACGGATGGCGGCTGGTGACGATGCAACTGACGGGCACGCGGCTGGTGCAGGGACCGGGCGACCGCTGGGTCGCGACGGTGGGGATGCGGGTGCGGCTGTGGCGGGACGCGTGACGCCAGTTTCGCCCCTCTCCCGCCTACGCGGGAGAGGGCTTCTAGACGATCGAGGAGAGAGATGATGGGTGTGGAGAAGGGATCGGCGTTCCTGCTGAAGGTCGGGGACGGGGCGGCGACGCCGATGTTCGCGACGGTGGCGGGGCTGAGGACCACGCAATTGTCGGTGAACGGCGAGGCGGTGGTGGTGACGAGCAAGGATTCCGGCGGGTGGCGGCAGTTGCTGTCGGGGGCGGGGGTGCGATCGGTGAGCGTCGCGGGCGCGGGCGTGTTCACCGGATCGGCGGCCGAAGCGCGGATCAGGACCAATGCGCTGACCGGCATCATCGATGATTACCGGCTGAGCTTCGAGAGCGGCGAGACGATGACGGGGCGGTTCCTGGTCACACGCCTAGACTATGCCGGGGATTTCAACGGGGAGCGGTCCTATACACTGGCGCTGGAAAGCTCCGGCACGGTGGTGGCGGCGTGAGTGCCGCCAATCCCGTGCGCGGCGAGGCTTCGGTACGGGTGGCGGGCGAGGCGATCGTGCTGCGGCCCAGCTTCCAGGCGCTGGTCGCTGCCGAAGGCGAGCTGGGCTCGCTGTTCGCGCTGGTGGAACGTGCCGGTGAGGGGCGGATCGCCTTGAGCGAGGTGGCGGCGCTGTTTTGGCATTGCCGGCACGGCGCGCCCCCGGCGCTGACCCGCGAGCAACTGGGCGAGGCGATCGTCACGGGTGGGCTGACGCGCGCGATGCCGGTTCTGCGCGCGCTGTTGGGCCAGGTGCTGGACGGGCGATGATGTGGGGTGAAGAAGCCCCATTCTCCAACCAAGCAGGGCGGCTGGCGGGGATGGCGGGCGCGGTGATCGGCTGGTCGCCCGACCTGTTCTGGAGCGCGACGCCGGCCGAACTGGCGACGGTGGTCGCCGCGCTGACCGGGGCGGGCGACACCGCGACGCCGCCCGATGCCGACACGATCGCGCGGATGCAGGAGGCCGATCCCGATGGATGAGGATGACGAACTGGTGGTCGGCGTGCGGGCCGACACGACGGCGTTTCGCCGCGAGGTGAGCGAGATGCGGCAACTGCTCGAAGGCTCGCTGGGCGAAGGGAGCGACCGGGCCGGGCGGGCGATCGAGGGATCGCTGCTGCGCGCGGTGCGGCAGGGGCGGCTGGGGTTCGAGGATCTGCGCCAGGTCGCGCTGTCGGCGATGGCGGACATCGCGGCGGCGAGCATCAAGGCGGGGCTGGGGGCGATCCTGGGTGGACGCTCCGGCGGCGGTGGCGGGGGCGGGCCGGCGATCGGATCGCTGCTGATGGGGCTGCTGGGGGTGCCGGGGCGGGCGACGGGCGGGCCGGTGGCGCCGGCGCGGCCGTATCTGGTCGGCGAGCGCGGGCCCGAACTGTTCGTGCCGACGGCGGCGGGGCGGATCGAGGCCATGAGCCCCGGCGGGGGTGCGCGCGACGTGCGGGTGTCGATCACGGTGCGCGCGGGCGCGGGCGAGGCACCGGCGGCGCTGCGCGCGTCTGGGCGGCAGGTCGCGCGCGCGGTGCGGGCGGCGTTGGGGGATTAGGCGAGCTCCTCCCTATGGGGGAGGGGTTGGGGGTGGGGCTAGCGGTGGGACATTCCCCACCCCAACCCCTCCCCTGAAGGGGAGGGGCTTAGACAATGGCTTACTGGCTGGCGCGCGAACGGACCGTGCAGGACACGGGCGTGATCACCCGGTTCGATCCGCGGTTCTGGACCGTCAATCTTCCGCGGCCGATGATGGCGGCGGTGACGACGGTCGCGGCCGATGCCTTGCGGGTCGATGCGGTGTTCTATCGGGGCGATGATCTGGCGGGGCTGATCTGGGAGGCCGAGGACCGGCACGACCATCCGTTGCTGGCGTATGAGACCGCGCGCGATTTCCGTGGGTGTCGGCTGTCGTTCCGGTGGCGGTCGGGCGGAGTCCTGCCGCTCGACGCGGTCAACGGCCCGACGCTGACGATCGAAGGGCGCGACGCCGCCGGCATGCCGCGCGCCTGGTATGTGCGGTTGTGGAACTATGCGGAAGGCTCGCGGGATGATGCGGCGGTGGCGATCGACTTCGCTCGCCTCGATGGCGGGTTCGTGTTGCCGGGCGAGGCCGATCCGGTGTGGGCGGGCGATGTCGACCGCATGTTCGTGTCGCTGGTGGCACCGGGTTATGGAACGCCCGGCGCGCTGGCGGAGCCGGTCGAGGGCTGGGTCGAGCTGAGCGACATCGCGTGCGACGGGCCGGGTTCGGTGCTGACGATCGGCGATGTGGTGGTGCCCGAACACGGGCTGGGGATCGCGAGCGGGTATGACGACAGTTATCACCTGACGCCGGCGCGGCTGCTGCGCAATGCATTGCAGCTCGGGTATCGGGGCGACATTGTCCATTATGTCGGGATGAGCCATTATTTCCGGCTCGCAAGGAGCGCGGCAACGGCCGACGGCGGGGTGCTGAACGTCGCCGCGGCGGCTTGGCACCGCGACTTCGCCAGCAGTGCGCACGCGCTGGGATATGGGGTGATCTGGTCGCTCAGCTATGAGCTATTCGATGCGCACTGCCCTGAGGACTGGAAGCAGCGAGCGGCGGATGGATCGCCGGCGCTGACGGGGTGGGTGCCGCCGTCGACGCTGTTGAGCCCGGCCTGTACGGCGGCGATGGATTATCTGCAGGCGGTGGCGGCGGCGTTCCTGGGTGTCGGGGCGGCGGCGGGGCTGCGGCCGCAGTTCCAGGTCGGCGAGCCATGGTGGTGGGTGACGGCCGACGGGCGGCCGTGCCTGTACGACGCGCATGCGGTGGCGGCGTTCGCCCCAGTTCCGATCGAGACGATGCGCGGGCCCAAGACGCCGGCGCAGATTGCCACGCTGGATGCGGCGGGGGCGTCCCTGGCCGCGTCGACGGCGGCGCTGTGCGCGGCGGCGCGGGCGGCGGCGCCCGCGTGCGTGACACACCTGCTGACCTATTTGCCCACCGTGCTCGATGCGCGAGCGCCCGAGGCCAGGCGGGCGAACATGCCGGTCGGTTGGGCATCGCCGGCGTTCGATGTGTTGCAGTTGGAGGATTATGACTGGGTGACCGCGGGCGACGTGGCATCGACGCGCGACGGGATCGCGGCGGCAACCGCTCGGCTCGGCTATCCGGCAGAGCGCCAGCATTATCTGTCGGGGTTCGTGCTGCGACGCGAGGAGGCGGGCCAGTGGCGCGCGATCGAGGCGGCGGCGGTGGCGGCGCAGGCGCGGGGCGTGGGCGCGACCTTCATCTGGGCACTGCCGCAGGTGATCCGCGACGGATTCGTCCATTTTGACCGGGAGAGCGACATGCAGGCATTCGACGATGTGGTGTTCCCGCTGGCGCTGGGTCGCGCGGCCGAGGTGACGCCGGGCTTTTCGACGCAGGTGGTGAGCACGGGCGGCGGGGCCGAACAGCGCCAGGTCGACTGGGCCGAGGCGATCACATCCTATGACGTGGGGCCGGGCGTGCGGAGCGAGGCCGACATGGCGACGCTGCTGGCGTTCTTTCGCGCACGGATGGGGCGGGCGCGGGCATTCCGGTTGCGCGATCCGTTCGATGCGGTGGGCGCGGGCGAGATGCTGGGTGTGGGCGACGGGAGCACGCGGCGGTTCGCGCTGGTGCGGCGCTATGCCGACACCGCGCGGCGGATCACGCGGCCGGTGTCGGGGAGCGTGGCCGTGCGCGTGGGTGGCGTCGTGGCGGGGTTCGCGGTCGAGACTGGGGGCTGGGTGGTGCTGGACGTGGCTCCTGCGGCCGGCGCGGTGGTGGAGGCGGACTTCGTGTTCGACGTGCCGGTGCGGTTCGCGGAGGATCGGTTGAGCGTCAGCCGCGCGACTTGGGCAGCGGGGGAGGCGGCGTCGGTGCCATTGGTGGAGGTGCGCGAGGGATAGACTCTGGTCTCGCTCCTGCTTTCGCGGGAGTGGGGTCGAGGAAGCAGAAGGCAGAAGGCCCTCACTCCACCCTCTCCCGCGAAGAGCGGGAGAGGGCTCGAAGGAGGCAGAAGAAGTGGACCCCGGATCAAGTCCGGGGTGACGGGCTAGTTGGGCGAGGGCGAGCTAGCAGGATGATCAATCCTCCCCGGGACGGGGAGGTGGCGCGAAGCGACGGAGGGGGCTCGCGACGGGCGGTGGCCTGTGCGGGCGCGGGCCCCCTCCACCACGCGCTGAAGAAGCGCGCGTTCCCCTCCCCGTGCCGGGGAGGATTGTAGAAGAAGAGGAGGCGCGGATGACGTGGCTGAGCGGGGCGGTGACGACGATCGCGTGGTGTTGGCGGGGCGAGCGGCGTGACGGGGTGGCGATCGGGTTCACGGCGCATGACCGCGATCTGGTGGTGGACGGGCTGGTGCACCGCGCGACGCCGGGAATGCTGCCGTCGGCGATCCGACGTGGCACCGCGCTGGACGCGGATACGATGGAGGTGACCGGCGCGCTGGCGAGTGCGGCGGTGACGGAAAGCGATCTGCTGGCCGGGCGCTGGGACGGGGCGCGGGTGACGATCTTCGCGGTGGACTGGTCGGGTGGCGGCGGGCGCGTCGACCTGGGCGAAGGGGTGATCGGGGCGGTGTCGATGCGGGATGGTGCCTTCACGGCCGAGCTGATGGGGGCGAGCGCGGCGCTCGACCGGCCGGTGGTGGAGACGACAGCACCAGCGTGCCGCGCGACGCTGGGGGACCGAAGGTGCCGGGTGGCGATGGCGGGGCGACGGCGGTTCGCGCGGGTGGTGGCGATCGACGATGTTGCGGTGACGCTGGACGGGGAGGAACCGGTGGGCAATGCCTATGGAGGCGGCAGTCTGCGCTGGTTCGGCGGGAGCAATGCCGGGCTGATCGATGCGATCGCTTCGTCGGCGGGGGCGATCGTCGTGCTGGAGGAGGCACCGCGCTTCGGCGTGGAGGCGGGCTTGCTGGTCGAGCTGATTGAGGGGTGCGACAAAAGGCTGTCGACCTGTGCCGGGCGCTTTGCGAACGCGGTGAACTTTCGCGGCGAGCCGTTCCTACCCGGGATCGAACTGTTGACCCGGTATCCGGGCGCATGAGCGCGGTCGCGGCGCGGGCACTGGAGCTCGTGGGGGTGCGGTTCCGGCTGCACGGGCGGGACGCGGTGCATGGGCTGGATTGCGTGGGGGTGGTGGCGGTCGCCCTGGCGCGGGCGGGCGTACTGACCACCGTACCGAGCGGCTATTCTTTGCGCGGGGGACGGCCCGCCGAGGTGGCGGCGATGCTGGATGCGGTGCTGCCACGCGGCGACGGGGTGGGCGCGGTGCTGCTGTGCGCGGTGGGCGCAGGGCAGTTGCATCTGGGGATCAGGACGGCGGGCGGGCTGGTCCATGCCGATGCGGGGCTGCGGCGCGTGGTGCTGAGGCCAGGTGTCGTGCCGTGGCCGGTGATCGGATGCTGGCGGGCGGAGAACTGACATGGCGACATTGGTGCTGACAACGGTCGGCGGGGCGGTCGGCGGACCCGTCGGCGCGGCGCTGGGCGCGCTGGTGGGACAGGGCGTTGATCGGGGCGTGCTGTTCCGACCGGGGGTGCGCGACGGGCCGCGGCTGGTCGAGCTGGCGGTGCAGACGTCGAGCTATGGCACGCCGATCCCGCGCGTGTTCGGGACGATGCGCGTTGGTGGGACGGTGATCTGGGCGGCACCTTTGCGCGAGACACGCAGCGTGTCGCGGAGCGGCAAGGGGCAGCCGGGGGTCGCGCAGTATAGCTATGCCGCGTCGTTTGCGGTGCTGCTGTCGGCGCGAGTGGTGCAGGCAATCGGGCGCGTGTGGGCGGACGGCAAGCTGCTGCGCGGTGCTGCGGGCGATCTGAAGGTGGCGGGCGCGATGCGGCTGCACACCGGTGAGGAGGACCAGCCCGTCGATCCGTTGATCGCGGCGGCCGAAGGGGCGGACGCGCCGGCGCACCGGGGGCATGCCTATGTCGTGTTCGAGGATCTGGCGTTGGCGGACTATGGCAACCGCATCCCGCAATTGACCTTCGAGGTGGCGGCGGATGCGGGCCCGGTGGCGGCGAGTGCGATCGCTGGTGCGGTGGCGGGCGAGGTGTCGGGCGCGGGCGCGCTGATGCTGGGCGGGTTCGCGGCGAGCGGGGGCAGCGTGCGCGCGGTGGTCGAGGTGCTGGCGGAGGCGAGCGGGGCGTGGCTTGCGCCAGTCGGCGGCAGGCTGGCGTGGCGCGAGGGTGGGGCGGCCGAGCGAACGCTGCGGGGGCTCACGGGCGACACGCGCGAGGTGGCAGCAGCGGGGAGCGTGCCGGCGACGCTGTCGCTGGGCCATTACGACGCCGCGCGCGACTATCAGACCGGCGTGCAGCGCGCGACCAAGCGGGGCGGGGGGTGGAGCGAGGAGCGGTTCGAGCTGCCGGCGGTGATCTCGGCCGCCGCCGCCCGGGGGATCGCGGGCGCGGTGCTGGGCGCGCGGGCGGCGGCGCGGACGCGGCGCACGGTGACGCTGGGGCTGGACGCCATCGACCTTGTGCCGGGCGCGCGGGTGGCGATCGAGGACGAAGCTGGGGTGTGGCGGGTCGCGGAGGTTTCGGTGGAGGCTGGCGGCGTGCGCGCGACGCTGGTGCCGATCGCGCGGGGGGCTGTCGCGGCGGTGGCCGATGCGGGCCGGGTGGCGGGTGCGGTCGATTTGATGGCGGGGGCGACGATCCTTCATGCGGTCGAGCTGCCGGCGCTGGACGATGCGCTATTGACTGAGCCGCGGCTGTTGGTGGCGGCGGCGGGAACGGGGGCGGGGTGGCGATCGGCGGCGCTGCTGATGAGCCTGGACGGGGGCGCGAGCTGGCGCGAGATCGGCTCGACCGCTGCACCGGCGGTGATCGGCGTGGTCGTCGAGCCGCCCGGCTTCGCACCGGCGATGCTGGAGGACCGGGCGGGGACGGTCGTGGTGGCGATCGGTTCGGGCATGGTGCTGGGCGATGCCGATTCGTCTGCGCTGCAGGCGGGCGCGAATCTGGCGCTGGTCGGGGACGAACTGATCCAGTTCGGTCGCGCGGTGCCGCTTGGCGAGGATCGGTGGCGGCTGGAGCGGCTGTGGCGCGGGCGGCGCGGCACCGAAGCGGCGGCGGGGACGCAAACCGTCGGCGACCGGTTCGTGCTGATTGAGGCGGACAGCGTGCGGGCGGTGGACCTGCCGGTCAGCGCACTGGGCGGCACGGCGCGGGTAATAGCGGTGGGGATCGGCGATCCGCCCGGCGGGGTTGAGGCCCACGCGCTCGTGACGGGCGTGTCGGTCGCGCCGCCTTCTCCCGTGGCGCTGCGCGCCATCGTCGCGGCGGACGGGGCGACGCATCTGTCCTGGACGCGGCGGAGCCGAATGGGTTGGCGCTGGCTGGACGGGGTCGACTCGCCGCTGGGCGAGGAGCGCGAGGCGTATCGCGTCACCGTGACGGCCAGCGAGGATGTGCTGGTCCTCGACACCGACGTGCCCGCGGCCACGATTGCGGCCGACTGGCGCGGCGGCCGGGCCATGATGGCGAGCGTGCGGCAGCGCGGGACTTGGGCCGAGTCGCCACCCGCATTCGTCGTAGTTCCGCTTATAACACAAGGAGTTGTATAA